TTTGAGGCACAACAGCATTTACATATTTACGAAAGCCACTAATACGTCTGTAGCCACCTGAAATGTCAGGCTCAAAGTTTTCTAGTTGTAGTGCCTCTCCCGGCTGCATAATAAAGTTAGAACGGTTTAAAACTAAACCGCCCTCACAGTTAAATGCAACTGGTTGTACTTGAGAACTATCAGGCATTAAATAACACCAGACATAAAGTTAGAAGAATTTCTTGGAGCAGAAACTACAGTAGAACGAAGATATTCATATTTATTAATAAGCAAGCTCTGCATGTTTTTAATGCCTTGCTCAAAACGTTCAAAGTTTAATTGGTATTGATTTAATTCACCACGATATTGATATACAAATGCAGTAGCACCATCAACTACTACAGGAGCAAATCTTTCAGGAACAGTAGTTGTGTCTCCATGAGCAGATAAATCAGAAGGAAAAGTGTAATAATCAAAAGTTAATGTATATGCTTTATCTGGATAAGGGTGTAAAAGATAGTTATTATCAGGAGTTCTAATAATGCTTCTAGGTACACCACCATCTTCAAACTGTGTTACGGCAACTCCATCAGCATGTGTAGCTGCGGTAGTACTATTAGCACCACGTGTACAACCTGTGATATCATTGCCAGATATACCTGTATATGTTACCTGCTCTCCACCAATGTGTACTGTACCTGTAGAGTCAAGACCTGTGGTAGATGCAAGTGTTAGGGTAGCTACACTGTCAGAGTGTGATCCGTTGAGAGTAGTTGCTACTACGTCATCTTCTTGATTGGCATAGTCTTTTTCAATGTACTCATTATAATTAAGAGTTGAAAGACTATTTCCTGCTACATTTAAATCACTGTCTTTTTTAATTCTTGCTGTACTGTAGTCTATAGATTTAGTGCTAGTAGGAACAGAATAGCGAGATTGACCTGCTACTAAGGAAGAAGAATTTGTAGCATGATTAAAAGAATAACCAAACTCACGCTGGTTAATGTATCGTATTGCTTCATTAACTGCGTTCTTACATTGTATCTGTACACCCCTAGCACTTGTAAAGTTACTAGAAGTTAGCTCCACTTCGTTCATACGTGTAATAACGCTATTAGTTAAAGAAAGAAAAGTAAGAGCCATATTTACCCCAAGAGTTTTTTGTAGTGTACGTTTGATACACCAATGGGGCCAGCATATAGCCAGCCCCAAAGTATATAGGTTTATTAAATGAGGTCACGTTGTGCAACAGCAGCCTCAGTTTGTGCAGCAGAAACGTCTGCAACTACTGCATATACCCGAAGACGCCCAGTAGCAGGTGCAGCACCAGCAATAGTAACGTCAATAGTATCGGCAGCACCAACACATGCCAAAGCAGCAGCAGCAAACGTAGAAGCTGCGCCTGTATTGACAATGTTAGCTTCACCGTTAGTGCCTTTTGCAAGGTATGTACCAGCAGCAGCCGTCAAGTCTGCCCCGTCAATAATGTCATCACCACCGCCAAAATCAATATCTGCAGTACAAGAAGTCGTGAAAGGTTTCATGATTTCTGCACCAGCAGCAACAATAACTGATTCGGCAGGGATTTCCAAAAGTTGGAAAACATCACCGTTTGCGCCAGAGTAACCAGCAGTAACCATTGCATCAATGTCTAGGATTGCTTCAATAGTCCGTACAGTGTTACCAACATTGGTTGGAACAGCAAGAACATTTGCCCCAACGCCAGCAGTATCACTGGAAGTCATGTCATAAGTAGCCATATTATATTACTCCCTTAAGCTGCGTTATAACGGGCAGTAACGATTGCTTCAGGACGAAGAATCTTACGACCGTATAGATGCATACCACGAACAATGTCAGCAAAGCTGTCAGGGTCACGATATGTTTCTGTCTTATTGATCTGCTCGGCAGTTGCTACAGCAGAATCATGACCAGCTACGATAACACCGAAGTTAGTCAGTTGGTTGGCAGTACCTGAAGTACCCGGTCCAGTACCCAAAGAAGGCAAATTAGACGATGAGTATACACGGAAGCCGTGGAAATTGTTAATGGTAAGACCATTACGCAATCCACCTGATTCACCGAAGTCTGCGTTCATGAAGCGTGAATCTTCATCAGCAAGAATTTCCATGAATACTGGATCAACTACAATCCAACGGCCTTGTTTGTCAACTTGCTGTTGATCAAGCAAACGAGCCATACGAGCAACAACCATTGCTGGTGAAGCCGTAGCAGTTGGAAGTGCAGTAGCACCGGGCAAACGTGCAGCCAGAGGAATAGAGTGTGTTCCTGCAGAGCTTGTAGTGATGTTGCCAAAGTCATCCTTATGCAGTTGCATAGAGGAAAGCAGTTCGTTAGAACCAGCAGTTGATACTGCTTTAGTACCGTTTACAGTAGTATTCAGTGCATCAGCTTGTGAGTGCAAAGAAGACTGTTTGTAACCAGACATGTAGCCAAGAACTTCTTGGTCATGTTGGTCAGCAAGACGGTATGCAGCACGGTTGGTTGCAAGGTCCATAAAGTTGACGTGGCTATGAGCTTCTTCAATGTCATCCATTTTGAAAGCAAAGTAGTTAGCTTTGTCAATAACCAGAGAAAAGTCCTCGTCTTGTAAATCTTGCGCTGTGACATTTGTGCCACGTGCATATTCGCTTACAGAAATTTCTGGTTCTTTAATAATTTTAACGGTGTCACCTTGTGAGGCAATCTCGCCAAAATAATCAGAGTTGGTGATATCACCACATACAGTACTCTTGCGGAAAGCAAGCTGTACTTTTTTAGAATAGATTACAGGGCTAAAATTACCATTCGGTAAATTCCCATAACCTGTTGCTGTTGTAAAAGCCATAATAAATCCTCCTATAAAGTGTAGGCTTTGTGAGCTAAACACAAAACATAAGAGGCTGTAATTTTTCTAGGGTGCATTTACGGCCTAAAGTAAAATCAATCATTTTACGGTTTAGGGTAAATGGGCCTATACTTAAACAGGTAAGTCTTATTCTTTTTTTGTTTAGTTTGATTGGGGTTAGTAGGGAAGGTAGACCATAATGGTGGCTTCTTTTTACTATACCCCTAGTTATACTGACAAAAATACTTTTGTCAATAGGTATTAACGCGCAGAACCTGATATATCGTAAATAAATTTACCAGATTGTATTGCTTTAGTAATTTCTTCTTCTCGTTTTTCAAATTCTTGGGCTGACATACGCTTAACATCAGACTCTTTAATAGAGCCTTGAGTCTCGTCTGCGTCTAGTTCTGCCTTAGAACTTTTAACAATAGCAGAAGCAGCAGCTTTAGTCTTAGCTTTCTTACCTTCTTTTGTCATTCCCTTGTCTGATTTATACAAGTCAATAACACGTACTACTGAGCGAGCATCTTCTGCATTTTCATATAATGCGTCTTGAACCCACTTAGGTTGTTCTTCTACCCAGTCATGAAATGTGTCTGAGTCTCGCAGGTCATCAAAGTCAGCATGAACTTCACGAATTTGATTTTCCGCAGTTTTACGTGTTGCTTGCACATTAATAGCATCTAGTTCTTTTAAACGGCTATCCGCTTTGTCAAACATTTCCTGTGCTTTTTTAGCAGCAATAGTCTCAACTATACTGGCTACATCAGGATGATTATTTGCCCATTCAGCAATGTCTTCATCTGACTTGGGAGGAACAATAGTCTCGTTAGCCATACGATGTTCTAGGGCTTCAAGACGTTCCTTGTATTCTTTTTCTTTTTCCGCTGCATGTCTACGTAGATCACCATAGCGTTTCTTAAAAGACTTTTCTTCCCTACTAAGGGTTTCTGTTTCTTCTTCCTTGACCTCTGCAGGTGCGTCAGAAACATCTTCTTTGGTTTCAACTTCTTGCTCCTCTTTGGGACTTAGAAGTTCTTCTAGTTCTTTTTCTTCCTGTTCAATACGTTTACGATTACGATTATTATGTTTAGGGTTTACAAACCCTGCAGTCTTAGGTGTTTCCATTGTAGCTAGTTCAGGCATTTTATTTCCTTATGTTGGGGCCAGTCGTAACTGGGTAGCCTTATCGTTGTGGTCGTGCAGCCAATCCTTGTGGTTTAGCTTGTGGTTGTTGTTGAGGCATTGTTGGAGCCATTGTACGTTTCTTTGGTGTAGGAGTAGGAGCGGCAAAAGTTCCTATTCCTTCCATAAATTCAGGTCCAAAGACTTTTCCAATAATAACTCCCATTGGTCCTGCCATTCCTTCACGTACTATATTTTTTTCTTCTTCTGGTAGTGCCATATAGTTATCAGATACTTCTGCAAAATCAACTTCCATAGTTTGTTCCTTTAATTTAACCACTTTGTTTCTAGTTTTAACACCATATTTTTATAAGTTTTATGGGCTTTATCTAGCATGTTATTGTCTATATCTTGAATAGCAGAGTCAATCTGTGTACCTACCCAATCCCATTCAGGGTTATTCTTAGGTATTGCCGCAACAATCTTAGGTGCAACACTATAGTATTTTTTTATTTCTTCTGGATAATCAATTAAATAAGTATCCCTAAAGTGACGAAGTTTTGTTAGGGTAGGTCCATCATCAGATTCTCCACGATGCTCTACTATAGCAGTTGTCAGAAAACACCCTGAGTCTTCTCCGTTGCTATCTGTCTGTTTATTACCACCATATTTTGTTCTAATATCGTCTGCGTTTTCTCTGTTGAACTGATCTCTTGCTTCTTGAGCAGTTTGTTTTGATTTATCTCTGTTGTTTATAGCAGCAGCCCTTCTTCCAGCACGTTCAGAAGCAGCAGATTGATCATCAGCTCTGTTTTGATTGTATGCATCTGCTTGAGTCCGCATAACCTCACCTTTAGCAGTAATTTTTTCGCTTTGCCTACCTATATTAACATACGCTTTATATGTATCATCATCAGGCGCTACAGACCAACTTTCTCTATTTTTAGCATTTGGGCTAAAGTCTTGAACTGCCCACTTAGTTTTTGCAAGGTTTAATCTACCATCATATGCTATCTGTGCTGCTGATTGAGCATCTGTTTGTGAGCTTGTTGCATCTGCTACAGTTTGATCCGCTAAAATTTGTGCATTTTCAAAACCAAGCGCATCATATGCTTTTTGTATATCAGGCATAAAAAGATCATCAAAAGCTTTATTAGCAAGTCCAGTACTTCCTTTAACATTATCAATTGCAGTTTGAATTTGCATCCAAGCTTTTTCTGCTGGGGTATAAGGATCAGTAGTTGTATTGCGATAAATACTAGCTCCTCCAGTTATCTTACTAGGGTCAACACCTTTTTGTTTTTCTAAGACCATTTGAGTAACTTTTGCATCAGCAATACTTTGATTTGCTCTATTTTGTTTAGAAGCTACACCTGCTGCTGCACCACCAAGAGGGGTTGTAAGAGCGCCAACTCCTATTGCTACCCCAAAATCTGTAAGGTTATTTGTAATTCTTTTAAAAAACCCCGGATTATTTATAGCCTGTAAGTCAGTTACTTCTTCTTCAACAAGACCTGTTAAACCTTGTGGGTCTTTTAAAGCAGATTGATAATCTGCAAGTTGTCTTTCTTTTCTTGCGCTAGTTCCAAATAATGCATCTATAGTACCAAAGGGAAACTTGCCATACTCACTGGGGTCTATAGGTGTAATACCGTCTGCTTTAACTGGTTGTCCAAGAGCATTTAACTTTGCTCCCTCTAGGGGGTTATAAGTTTCTTTTGTATCCATTGAGTTTGGATTTTTCTTTGTCAGTCCTTGTGTAGACTGTTGTGGTTTGCCGTTAATAAAAGTAATAGGAACAGGAGTCCCATCTGGTCTATAGTATGTTTCTATCTTTGGTCCCATTGCTACAGTAGTAGGAGCTACAGTAGTAGGAGCTACAGGAGGAGGAGTAGTAGTAGCTACAGGAGCAGTAGGGTCATACGGCTTATAACCAGTGTATCCACCGTAACCACCAAAGCTAGAACCTACACCTGTATATCCTCCTACAGCATATTCAGCAACTAAACCTCCTACAGCCATACGCATACCGTCATCATCTTCTACTTCTAATTCAGAAATATCAAAAGGCAAAGACATTTCTAATGTAGGTTCACCACCTATTCTACCATCTTCATCCATCTGTTGCAAGCCCTGTTTTGCTTTTGTACGAAGATTTTCAAAAAACTTTACACCGTAATAACGAACAACATCAGCAGGAACAACATACTCACCCTCACTAAGTTTAGCATCAATGTCATCCCGTACTTCCTCTGGCAGAGAACCGGGAGGTACATCATTACCTGATACTGGGTCTACTGTTTCATCTGCATTTTCCATAAAAGCCATTTCTGTTTGATCTTTAGCCATTTGCATTAACCTTTAGTCTAAGTTGCTTTAGTGCATTCAAAGCATGTACCTGACCTTGCAGCCTATACATTACGTGTTCTTCGTCTGACTGAGAAAACATTTTGTAGCTTGCCTGAATACGTTCATCTAATTCTGCTTCAAAAGCATCCCATGCTTCTTTGTTGTTTACCAGTAGTTTTAAACTCACTGCATTGGTCCTTTATTAGCTGAGAAGCCCTGTTCTCCCGGTGTAGGCACCGAGCCTGTTCCTATAGTACCCCCACCGCTGCCTTGGGTGTCTTGTACCTGTGCCCCCGCTGGTGGCTTCTGTGGACCTGCCTGTGGTGGTCCTGCTTGTGGTTTAGGTGGCTCTGGATTCTCTGCTTGGAACTTTTTAAGTATTTCAGCCTGTACTGCAGCATCACCCATATTATTAACCAGCTTGTCAGGATCAAGGTCCATAGACTTAGCAATCTCACGTATGATGTAATCCATCTTAGCAAAAGGAGCTAGTACAGGGTTTTGTACCACACCAAGGAATTGCATTAGACGTTGACTACGTACCTCATTAGCCATCAGGCTTTCAGTACCACGTGCTTTAATTTCAAGATCACCTTTGATATCTTCATCAAAGTTAAACTGCATATTAAAACTAAAGAATGCTTTACCTAGTGGACCTAGGAGATAGTCATCTACATTCTTAACTACATTCCGTATAGAACCATTAGCAGCAGACATGAGCATACTAATGCCAGAAGCTGTACGTCCGACACCTTGAACTCCTGTCTGACCATGAGCGAAGCTAGGAAAACCCGTAGATTCATCAGCTAGAACTCTGGCCTTGTCAAACATCTGCATGTTTTCGTTAGATACGTTGGGGAACTTAGTGCCAAAAATAGCTTGTCCCGGCGCACCGCCTTGACGTCTAAAGACTTTTCCGGGATATACACTTAAATCTTGTCCCGGAACTAGGTTAGTTTCATCTACTTCTATTACCATATTGCCTGAGAGTGCAGCATTGTCCACAGCCATACGCATAAAGCCATTCATCAATGTCTGTGTGTCATCCATGTTTTCAGCAATACCTACACCAAACAGACTGTAAGGGTTTAGCTCATAAGGAACAGCGTAGTAGGGAATAGTAGAAGGAGTAAATGGATTCATAACTAATCGCAATACTTGGTTGTTACAAGTCCAGATGTTTACACTAACTTGATCTAAGTCCTTCATTTCTTTTGGTACATCAATGTCATGATTTTCTAACATCTCAGTATCAATCATACCCCAAAACTCAAGAACCTCAAAGCGTTCTGCTTTTGACTCTTGGGCGTCATCCTCCATTGCCTGTTCCCACCACTCTTTTACGTAGTTTTCTCCGTAAGAAATAGCAGTATCAATAGCATTTTTTCTAAAGAAAGGGCGTTGTTTTAGTCCACGAATCTTACTACGAGACATTTTATGACGTTCTATCACATACTCAGCTTCATCCATATTAGCTGCATCAGGATCAGGATAAAAATTCCAAAGAGATACACTGGCTGTATATGGCACAGTTTTAATAGTAGGAGAATATTCACCTGAGTCTGTCCAATTAGGATATTCTTTATCTACTGCAAACGGACCTTTCATAACGCCAGTACCAAACAAAGCAGCTTCAAATGCAGCTACACGTAGTTGTTTATTGGCGTTAGATTCTTCTAACTGATCGTGTATTTTCTTTTCCATCTTTTTAGCTGCAACCATTGCAGGATGAAAAGTAATAGCAGTGGCAGTTTTTCCTGGACCCTCTTTTAAATTATCCATTACAGGAGCAAGTGTGCTTTGTAGTCCTGCAAGACGTTCTTTAAATTGAGGTGTGGTTTCTCCCGGTTTTAGCTTCATATCTTCAGGAGAAGCTTCTTGTGCTTTTTTAAGTTTATCATCAGCCTCAAAGTGTACTGCTTCTTCTACACCTTCAGGCAAAGTAGTAGGATCAACACTAATAGGAAAACGATGATTTCCAAACAGTACTTCTACAATTTGTCCATATGCGGCAAGAACTTTTGTCTTAGTAACCTTAATAAATACCTGAGACTTTTCTGTAGAAGTGAATTGTACATCAGGTCCATAAATACCCCTATAGTTTTGATAAGACTTTAGCCAACGGTTTTCTTCTGTTTCTCTTGCATCAGAAGCTTTACTATATTTTTCACGAACGTAATTATAAATATTACCAGACTTAGGGTCGTTATACGCAGACTCTTTTACATCCTCAATAGCTGAGGATTGCTCTGATTCCATAGAGTTCTCAATATAGTCTTCTTCCATAATATTTCCTTAATATCCGAATGTAGGGTCTGCTGCTTGAAACCCAGAGTTTTGTGTAGAAGGGTCAAAATCAAATAGACTGCTTCTAGGTCTTGTCATTATACCGTAACGTAATGCATCATACAAGTGGTCTTCTGCATGTGTATCTACATCTTCAGGGTTATTCTTGTCCAAGGGTAGTGCAGGTATTTGACTAATAGTGTTAGTACAAGTTTCAAAAAACACTAACCTAGGTTCTTCCGTAAAGTCGTCTACTTGTAAACGCCTGTGTAGTTCGTTCTTACCTGCTACCCTAGAGCCTCTAGACCTATCAGAAGGCCTCCATCTACAACCCTTCATAATCATTTGTTCAGCAAGAGATGGGCCAGTATCACCACGATTATGCCACAAAGAAGAGTCCAAAACTCCATACCTAATCTTTTCACCTTCTTCTACTTCTAAGATCATATCAGCTAGGTCAGTAGCTATGACCTTTGAGCAGTACATTTCTCTGTAGACTACAAGCTGTTCATCAGGCGCTACAGCAAACCATACTACTCCTGTGTAAGAACCATAACCATAGTCACAAGCCCTAAACTTTGCCCAACTACTAGGTATTTCATAAGGCTCTACTACGTGTATGTTACGATTCCACTCAGGAAAAGCAGCACCCTCATTTACATCCCAGTTACCTTCAAGCAGTTGCTTACGTTGATGCTCAGGTAAAGACAGCAGATTAGCTTCATACATACCATCGTCAGCAAGGTAGGGGTTATCAAACAAAGTAGCAGGAATAAACCTACGTTTAAATAAAGGTTCACCTTCTCTTGAGTGTCCTTTAGGCCAAGCTATAACTTCTTGTGTTTCTGGATCAGTAGCATCAAAGCTAGTATTATGCGGTGCAGGGTCTACAAAAGTTTTCTTAACCCATTGATGACCTGCTCCTCCGGGGTTTGTAGTTCCCCTTTGATAAAGATCAAGTCCACTGTTCTTAGTAGTACGTAGTCGTGACCTCATATAATTCCAAGCAAAAGGTGTAGGCCATTGGGTAAGTTCGTCAAAACCAATCCAGTTAAAAGCTTGTCCTTGATACCTAGAAACATCATCATCCCTATCTAAATAACTTAACCATAAAGACGCACCAGAAGGAGCTATCCAAGTCTTCTCTCTTTCTAAAAACTTAATTCCCGGAATTGCTCTGGGATATAGTTGCTTTGAAACAGATATAAGTTCTCTTAGTTCCTCTGTACTTCTACGGACTAGAAGTTTGTTAGACAAAGGATTGTTAAAATACCTAACAGGATCAGCCAACATAGCAAAAGACTTGCCCCCACCTGCTGCTCCTCCATATAAAACCTCTTGTTCTGAAGCTGAAAGAAAGTCTGTCTGAGGACCGGGATTAGCCTCAAAGATAACTTCTTGAGCTTTTTCTATTTCAATCGGCTCTGGCAGTACTGTCGCTGGAACTGTCTTCGGTTTCTTTTCTAATTGAACCGAATCTTTCTTCTTCAAGACGCCTCGCTTTTGCTTCCGCTTCTTTGTAGCGCTGGGCGTAGTACCGTGCATTTTCAGCGTCTGTCTTACGTTTTCGCTCAAGTTTTACTCTTTTCATTAATCCGACATGAGAGATTGATCTGCCAGTTTGTTCGCTTAACCAAATTGCAACATCTCTGTAGCTGTATTGCTTAAGATGTTTCTTTGCTAGTTCTAGTGTTTCTAACTCCTCAGTCAGAGGTAGTAGTATGTCTTCATCATTAGGGTCTTGCTCGTAACCAAAAGGCACTACCCTGCCTACACGGACGACAGGAAACCATTTAAGGCCACTACTTAGTTTTTCTGGTGGAGGTAGCCTCCAAGTCTTATTAGTTTTCATTTTTAGCTGGTAAAATAAATAAAGGACTTTCAGCCTTTACTTCTATCTTATCTGTTTTTACAAATCCTGCACGATCCAGAAAGTCCTTAGCTACTGCTATTTTTTCTTTATTGCCTAGCTGTGTAGGATCATTAAAGACTTCCATCATACCATATGCAACACGTGTACCAGAGGAAGCAATGTAGCGTTTAGTAGCTTCATAGATTTCATCCTGAAGCACACCTGTAATGCTTGTAGAAGATACAGAATCTGCATAACCAGCAAGACGTTTAGCCTCTACAGGATTACCCTTAGCTTCCTCAAATAAAACATCTATAAACTTCTGTTGTTTTTCTGTAAGTTTTTTCATGTCATCTTTCTGTAAGGTTTTACTTTGGCTGCAACTTTCTTAGGTTGAGCCACAAACTGCTTGCCCTGAGCCTTGCCTCTTCGTTTGGCACGGGTTGAAGCAGCATACTCAGAATCACTAAGAGATTTAATAGCTTTAGCAGGTAGGTATCTTTCGCCAGTAGCTTTAGACCCTTGTGTTGAGGGCTTACCACTCTTAGTTCTCCAATCCTGCTCAGTCCAAGACTTAAGGCTTTTTTGACTAGCAGCTAATCCACCCGTATTCATCTTCATGGGTTTCTTTGCTTTTGCTTGAGCAGTCTTACTTAGGTCTTTTAGATGGAACAATTTTTTAGAGGACTTAGACATTCTAGCCCCTGTCATTACTGTTCCATCTTTGTGTTTATGTGTTTTGCCAGACCATACTGTTCCGTCACGTAAATAATGTTTAACACCTTTCATGACCTATATCCTCCACCAGCTTCTTTGTAAGCTTTTGCAAGCATCTGTGCTTTACGGGCGGACCATTGACCTGCCGCACCCCCTTTGCTTCCAGCTTTAATCCTTGCAAAAAGACGCTTACGCAAAGCAGGTTTAGTATAATTACCTGCCTCATTTACTTTAGAGGTTTTCTTTATTTTGGAACTTGCTTTTGATCTCGCCACGTGTTATACCTATGTCTTTTAAAGCCTTGTCTGACATATGTTGTAGTTGCCAGTATGCCACTCTACGTTCTTGTGCTTCTTGTATTGTTTTGATAAATTTCTTGAACATGGTATCTCTCCTTATGTCTAACCACAAGGACAGTTATACCATGTTCAAGCTTAAATAACTACAGCTATAATTGCAACCCCGCTATGCAGGATTAAAATATCATCCCCGCCGTAATAGTAGCAGGGAAGATTAAGTGTGTCAAGGGCTACTTCTTTTTAGCCATACCGCCTTTGTTCATAGACTTTTTCTTAGTTACAGAACCACCGTACATATAACCAGATTTCTTAGCCATACCACCTTTGTTCATTTTAGCGACAGGTTTCTTTTTAGCTAAACCACCCCTGTTTGCTTTAAAGGCATTATTGAATTTTGCTGCACCTCTAGTTAATGCACCAGTAAGACGAAAAACTTCTTGTGGACTTTTAGGTAAACCTGCTGCTGCTCTTTCTGCCTGTGACATGCTATCCCATTTTTGTAATGTAACACCTTTTAATTTTTGTCTTAAATTGCTGTCCCTTCTTGAAGGACTACGTGGAGTTTTTACTGAGCCTCTAGTTTTTGAACCTTGACCTTTTTCAATTCTAGTTCTTACTGAACCTCTGCGTGGTGGTCCTTGATTGGCTTCACCTTTTGGCTCTGTTCTTACTGAACCTCTAGTTGATGGACCTTGACCTCTTTCAACTCGTTTAGGACGTAACACAGGTTTTAAAGAGGTTTTAGGTGGACCTTTCTTTTTAGTAGTAGTAGCTGTTCCCGGTTTCTTACGCCGTGCGCCACCAAGAGAAGCAAGTAATCCGGGTTTACCTTTAGTACCCATCTTACCATCAAAACCTAACAAGTCTCCTAGATAGGTATCTTCAAAGCCAATGCTTTTATTTCCGCTTGTGT